TCTGGAAAGTCTGGTTGCGGGTATTATACAATTAAAGGCAAACCATGTTTACTGAAAAATGAGCAATTTTGTTTTTTTGACAGTTTAACCATAGAGGAACGAGCAGACATAATTTCAGTAGAAGATTTAAAGGGAAACTTATACTGGTTAAATAAATATGGAATGTTTGTTTCTAAAAAGTTTAAATTTTCTGTTTTCGAGACAATTGATGCATATATGGGAGAAGGAGTCAAAAAATATATAATGGAGGAATTTTTATGAAAATTTTAGATATTATTAAAACGTATGGAAGTTTAATTCAAACAATCGTGTTAGTAATAGCATTAGTTGTTATTTATAATCAACTCATAACCACAAAAAAAGTAGTTGAGAAACAACGAGAAGAATTGATTATGGTAAAAGAAAATTTGGCGGTAATGTATACATACAATAAGGGTGAGTTGGGAAAAGCAGAGATACGAGACCAAGAATTGAAAAAACAGTATGATTCATTGAAAGGAAAATTTGATTTGATAGCTGTTAACGTAGCTACAATTAAAACGTTGGTTCAAAACATTCCAACAGATGCATCATCAACATCAGATACCTTAACGTTTACTAAAGGCGATTACTTTAAACTTACTTCAAAGTATAGACTTGAAAAAACCAATGCTGGAGATTTTTTTGCTATTCCATATGATTCAGAAATTGAAAAGATGGAATTAAAATTTAATGTAGAGTCAAATTGGTATGAAGATAAAAATCAAGGCGGACAATACGTTGTTACTTTAAAAGCAGAGGAAACCAACTTTAAAGGTTTGGTTAAAATTGAAGACATGAAAACCACTGTTTCTATTCCTCACAAAAAACCACTCAAATACATATTTGGTGTGGGATATCAATCAAACGGGTTTAATTTTATTGGCGGAGCACGAGTTTTTGGATTTAGCTTATTTAAAAAAGAGTTTAATGTTCTTGGGACAGTTTCTATCGGAAAAGATTACCCAATATCTTCTGCTAACCTTATGATACAATTTTAATCCCTCGAAAGAGGGATTTTTCTATTGACAAATTAGAAAAGGTATGCTACTATTCCGCAGGTGATAAAGTGAATATAAATCAATTATTAAATTCGACACTCATAGAGATTTACTTGAATTATATGAATATAGAAAAAGTGACAAAAACGTATGATTTGATGGATTATAAATTTAATTTCAGATGCCCTATATGCAACGAGGGTTCTTCAAAAACAAAAAAGCGTGGGTTTGTCTATAAACACAGAGGGACATGGTTCTTTAACTGTTTCAATGGATGCCCCGCCAGACCATTTGAAGCGTTTGTTCGGGATGTATCGCCGTCTACATATAGCACTATGTTAGATGATTTATTAACAAACGGACATAGAGATGAAGGGTATAAAACTTTTACTGAGAAACAAGTTAAAGAAAATACACCAATAGAAGAAATTGTTCATGGTGAGGAAATTTTAGGTTTTTGTGATAAGATAGAAAAACTTCCCGCAGACCATATGGTTGTTCAATATATACAGAAACGAAAACTTCCGTTAACATTTGAAATGTATTATACAAATCAGATATATAAGATTCAAGAATATATTGGTATGGATTCTCCCTATAAAGATACCTTAGATTATTTGATTGTGGTTTTTCGTGATGTGGATGGAAGAATAAACTATGTTCAGGGGAGAGATTTAACAGGAAAACTTTCAAGTCGTTTTAAAACGCTAAAAGTTAATAAAGAGATAGAGTCGTTGAAGGTATGGGGAATGAATTACATAAAATTCAAACCGACGAGAATATTCATCACTGAAGGTGCTTTTGATGCGATGATGATAAAAGAAAATGCTCTTGCTATGGGTGGTTCATCTGCGGATGCATCTGAAATAGAAAAAAAGTTTTGTTCTGGATATACAACTCCATTTAGAAAATCGGATTTAACCTTTGTGTTTGATAATGAAAAAAACGAACCGACATTTAAAAAAATGCTTTCAGCATTAAAGCGGGGTTATTCAATTGTAATTTGGGAAAATTCAATAAACTATAAAGACACAAACGAAATGATATGTAAAGATTTATTTACTGTAGATTCCTTATACACCTATCTTACCTCGCACACATTTCAAGGAAAAGATGCTCTTGCAAAATTAATATATTGGAAACATTCATATAGAGATTTGATTGTGAGGGAATTGAAATGAAAGGATTAAAAGCATATTACTATTACATTATATATAAGAAAATAATATTCGGGAAATCATCAAAGGTAAACTTTCCGACAATTCCAAAGATGGAAAAGTATGAAGAAACATTTAAAGAGTTAGAAGCAACCAATAGTTCTGAGTATAGACGTTTTAGTATTATGGAAGAGTTATATCCAGATGAAAAACTAAAATTTATATTTATAGCATATAGTGTATATCGCCCCGATTTTAACATACGACACATTCATAATGAAAATTATGAAACGTTTAAAGAATATTATGCTCGGCTTGAAAATCTTATTCATGTATTCAAAGATGATGTAAAAAAGATTTGCAACATTACTGGACTAAGAAAAGAAGAGTTGTATTCTGTTATGGAACATTTGAACGTTATACTTCCGTTATTAATAACACGAAAAATATCAATAGAAACCGTAGCACTGTTGCTTGAAACATTTGGAAGTGTTATGCGGTTTGATTTAAAAACATGTGGGCTTTCTCAATCGTATATTAACCTTTTAATGGCTATGAATATGAATACGATTTTGAAAAGGTATTCCGCCGTTCTGTTTTCCTTCGAACAAATTAAAAAGATAAAGTGGGATTTTATATTTTTTGAAATTTGACATGAAGTGAAATAATAACTACTGTGTATGAAGTATTCATACATAAAAGATATTATTTGTTTCAAAGGAAAGCCGATTTTATTCAAAGGCAAAAACCCAACAAAATCTCAAATAAAATTAACATCACGATTATTTCTACATGCAAGAGATTTGTATGTATTTGATGAAAAAACAGAATCATTTGAAAAAATATTAGATGGTGTTTTTCATACGGTTGAAGCTTTTGAATTAAAAAGCGGAACTCTTCTCTTAACAAAAGAATACCAAACTCGTCTTAAAAAAGCATATTTCTATTCTAATTCGTTAGTTGACTTAGGGTTTGATATTTATAAAGTAAAAATTTCAAGAACGCCTTCTGATTATATTATAACAGAGCAAGGTGTATATCTTATAAAAAATGAAAAAACTGTTCCAGTGGTTGGGACTACAATTAGAACTGACTCATTTATAGACGGAAATTTTGAAAATAATATAATAATTTTAAACAGAAAAATGTATATTTTAAAAGAAAACAGGATAGAAGAAATTGAGGGTTTGAATGTTGATAGTTTTTTACGTAAACCAGAACTTATAGTTAGGGAAGAGTTTGGAAATACATCAGTATATAGAGATGGAGATGATAGTTGTTATTATATAATCGGAAACAGAGGTTATAGAGGAAACCAAGAAACATATGCTATAAGTAAAAATGGAAAAGTGACGATATATAGTAAATCAGATAATAAACCATTACACAGTCATAGAACAGATGAAGATTTCATATATGTAGAATCAGATGGAATATATAGAGTAGACAAACGGCTAATATCTAAAGATGGAAAATATATATCTAAACGTGGTTACAGTCATATTGAAGAATTTGTATCAGGAAAAAATAAATATTATGTTGGGTATGGATATAATGGAGAAATGGGTTCGAAATCGATAACAATTCATACAGCAGACATAAAACAAGTTGTAGAGTTTAAATATAATGGAAATTTTCTTAATACCGAATCTTATACGAAATTCCATCAAATAACATATGGTATGGTTCAAACGCTTGAAACAAAAAACAAGTTAGATTACTTTTTTATAACCGAAGTAATATTTGAACAGGGTAAAGTTTGTATATTAAAAACTAACCCTCCACAAGTGTTTGATATCACAGAAGATAACTATTGGGTATTCTTTCCAAATATTATAAAATATTTTATGTTTAGCGAGCAAACTTTAAATAAGTTCATATTTTTGAAGTTTTTCGACTTTTAATAACTATTGATATAGGAGGTAACTATGCGCTATGAACACGAAATAAAAAAATTAACCCAAGATGAACGTGCTATTATAGATAACATTTTGGGGGATATTAAAAAAGTTGATACGACAAATCCGAATAGTGTTGAAATTGATAAAAAGACATCGATTGTAAACTCTAAGGATTTAAAAGATAATTGGTCTCTGTCATATCACAATTTTAATGTTCAAAAAGCTCATTTGATTAAACGTATCTCAAATATGCAATCAGCAGAGCAGGTATTAGAGTTTCTTAAAAAAATTGTAACTCTCGGTGAAGATTATAAGGGATTCACTAGACATCATAACTATATGAATTTTCATCCTATATTTTTAAACCGAGTTCGTGAGATTCTTGGTATTGCTATTAAGGAGGGTAAGATGGCGGATATTTTTAAAAACGATATTATTGAAGAAAATACGGAAGATGAACCAATTGAATCTGTTGAGTCTACTGAAGACGAACCTATTGAGTTGGTTGAATCGGTTGAAGACGAACCCGAAGAAGTAATTGAAGAATCAAAAGAAGACGAGCCTACAGAAGTTTTAGAAGAGTCAATTTTTGAAGACAAAGAACCTCTGTATGAGATTGGTCAATATAATAATCAAAAACTTGATGTTCATATTGAAGAATTTAAAAAGCTGTTATCTGGTGGAGATGTAGCAAAAGAAACAGATAGAGTTAAGAGTGTTGCATTTTATATTGCTACGGGTATTGATTTAAGAGAACCATATGTTACAGAGTTCTTGAAAAAAGTTGAGGAATTTGATTTTATTGAAGCATCAATATCAGACCTAGCAATTTATATTATGATAATTTCTCGGTTCGATGCTCCAGTGTATATTGAGTATGCAAGAAAACTTGCAAATGGTTGGAAAAACTTCTGCACAAAAAATAAATGTTCACTAGACCAAATTTTCTTTTTGATTAACAGCTATGGTATAAAACCGTTAAAGGATAAGAGCGGAAAAAGAAAAAGTTTTGCAAGTAAAAAATGGTTAGATAGGATTTCTGAGATGAATTTGATGTATTTTAGAGTTGAAAAAGGTTAAGGAGGTTAACTCATGGGATTCTCGATTAGTCCATCGGTCACTGTAATAGAAAGAGACCTAACCAAGAGTAGCGCACCTGTTCCAACAAACATTGGAGCATATGTTGGCTATTTTGAAAAAGGTCCGATTCTTAAACCGATATTAATATCAAGCGAAACCATGCTTATAAGTTATTTTGGTAATCCGACAGATTATAATTTTGAAGATTATTATACTGTTGCAAATTTCTTAAAGTATGGCGGACAAATTTATGTTACTCGTGTTGTATCTGCGGACTTGTCAGATAACAGCACATTGGATTTGAAACTATCAACAGGTGATTTTGCATCGTTGTATACAAATTGGACAGCAGAGTTAGTTCCTGCTACAACAACAACAATTCACTATGAACCAGATGGAAAATATTACACAGCAGTTGGAACTATAACTGCTGGATGGGTACCGTCTGAACATTTGTGTACTATTAGTGTTACCACAAACTGTTACAACCAAGCATATTCTGGTGTATTTGTTCCTGCCACCGAAATGTTGGGAAATATTGATATAGCAGATACCACAAATTCTGTATTGAAGTTTATCCATCGTGACGTTGGCGATAATGACAACAGTTACAACATTGTTATAGCTTCTGGAAGTGATGATGTAGAGGAAACCGATACAGTCAGAACATTGTATACACCATATACAATTACTGCGCTATCAACATCTCCGAAAACTATTACTATTTCTGGAAACCATGCCTCAGAATTTACGGTTGGTTTAAAAGTCAACATAAGCGGATGTACAGGGGATACTGCAAATAACGGCGATTATACAGTTGTTTCGAGTTCGTATGATACATCTACAGTTATAATAGTTTCGGAAGCACCACATAGCTCTACAATTACGGGAA